GTATACGGAGGTCATACCATCTCTGATATTTTAGAAGAAGATGGTTCATATAAAATTTATATTACAAAAAATAAAGAAGTATTGCCATGGAAACATTTTAATTCTCATATGGCAGTATCTGTTGAATACAATTTAGATTATTAATGCAATCTTTATTTGACTATATTATATCTACTGAAAATCGCTACAACAACAGTATTAATGTTGATGGTAAGGAACTTGTGGTAAATACTGAAATAACTGAAAGAGATTATATGTTTGTAAATAGAATTGGTAAAGTTTTACAAATACCATTTTATAATAAACATAATATTTCTATAGGGGATGAGGTTGTAGTCCATCATAATGTTTTTAGGAGATGGATAGATATTCATGGAAATGAAAAAAATTCAAGTAGTTTTTTAAAAGAAAATGAATACTTTGTAGGAACCGATCAAATTTTTGCATATAAAAGAGACAATAAATGGGAATGTTTACCTGATTATTGTTTTGTCAAGCCTATTTATAAAAATGACAAATGGGCTCTTAAAACAGACGAAAATTTATCAGGAGTACTTACATATAGTAATGATGGTTTAACTTCCTTAGGTGTATCTATTGGAGACACCGTGGGCTTTACACCAGACTCAGAATATGAGTTTGAAGTAGAGGGTAAAAAACTTTATAGAATTTTATCTAATCATATAACAATAAATTATGGTAAATCGAAAAACTAAAGTTGTAGCAGCTGCTGAAAAAGCTTTAATAGAACTGGAAAAAGTTATTAGGCAAACAATTGATTTAGTAGAGCTGGACCCAGAAAAAGCTAAAACTGCAGCGCAAGCTAAATGGGTAGCTATTGATGATTCTTTAAAAATTATAGATAAAATAGAGGAATTAACAGAAACTAAAGAAAAGAAGGCAGAAATTAAAACTTTTTTAGGGGTTGAAAATAGAATTAAATAATGTATACACCAAATTTATATAAAATACATATTGATCATTTATCTCATAAATCTATAAATCATCAAAATAAACATAAAAAATTTACTTATGGGTATAATAGGGAATTAGATTGTGTAATTATAAGTAAAGATGGGACTATTGGAGATATATACGAAATACAAGGGCTTAGAATTGCTATTCCTAAAACTCCTAAAAAAATAGACGGAAGTAGATTAAAATCTACTGAACAATACTTTAGAAAGAGGGAAAGGCCAGACTCTTTAAAAAGAATAAAAAATATATATGATTTTAAAAACTACTCTGAAGAAATTAAAGACCAATACTACTCTTATATTGATAATGAATTTAATTATCGTAATGATGGTTATTGGTTCATGTGCAACGGTGAACCGTGTTACATTACAGGGTCACACTATATCTACCTCAACTGGACAAAAATTGATGTGGGATCACCAGATTTTAGACAGGCAAATAGGATATTTTTCTATTTTTGGGAGGCTTGCAAGGCTGACGCCCGATCCTATGGAATGTGCTACCTTAAGAATAGGAGATCCGGATTTAGCTTTATGGCCTCATCTGAGTGCGTCAACCAGGCTACAACTTCAAAAGACTCTAGGTTTGGGATATTATCTAAAACTGGAGCTGATGCTAAAAAAATGTTTACAGACAAGGTGGTACCCATATCAACCAATTATCCTTTTTTCTTCAAACCAATCCAGGACGGTATGGAACGCCCCAAGACGGAGCTCTCGTATAAAGTACCCTCAAGACGACTCACACGAAACGCGTTACGATCCACCAGCCCCGACCAGGGGAATGAGGCCCAGGATGGATTGGATACAACCATCGATTGGAAGAACACGGGGGATAACTCCTATGATGGGGAGAAACTCCAATTACTTGTCCACGACGAATCAGGGAAATGGGAGAGGCCCGACAACATCCTCAACAACTGGAGGGTCACCAAAACGTGTCTCCGTCTCGGGTCGAAAATAGTAGGAAAATGTATGATGGGGTCTACCTCTAATGCCTTAGATAAAGGTGGAGATCATTTTAAAAAATTATATAATAATTCTGATGTCACAAATAGAAACCGCAATGGCCAGACTGCAAGTGGATTATATGCTTTGTTCTTACCTATGGAATGGGGCTTCGAGGGGTTTATCGATAAGTATGGGTACCCTGTATTCGAAACACCATCAGAACCGGTTGAGGGAATTGATGGTGAGCTCATCTTTACGGGAGTCATTAATCATTGGGAAAATGAGGTTGAAGGATTAAAACACGATCCCGATGCTTTAAATGAATATTATCGCCAATTTCCCAGATCTGAAAAGCATGCTTTTAGAGATGAAACTTTAAATTCTTTATTTAATCTAACTAGGATTTATGAACAAATAGATTTTAATGAAGAAATGACAATAAAAGGTCATGTAGTACAAGGCACTTTCAGTTGGAAAAATGGTATTAAAGATACAGAGGTGATTTGGAATCCTACTAAAAATGGCAGATTTAAAGTTTCTTGGTTACCTCCTGCCTTACTACAAAATAATATAATATTAAAAAACGGCATTAAATATCCTGGTAATGATGGGTTAGGAGCATTTGGTTGTGATTCTTATGATATATCAGGCACCGTTGGGGGTGGAGGTTCTAATGGTGCATTACATGGACTTACCTCTTTTTCAATGGTAAGCGATGTGCCCAATACTAAATTTTTTTTAGAATATATAGCTAGACCTCAAACTGCTGAAATATTTTTTGAAGAAGTTTTGATGGCTTTAGTTTTTTATGGGATGCCAATTCTAGCAGAAAATAATAAACCAAGATTATTATATCATTTAAAGCGAAGGGGTTATAGAGGATTTTCTATGAATCGCCCGGATAAATTAATTGGAGCTTTATCTAAAACAGAATTAGAATTGGGTGGAATACCTAATAGTTCAGAAGATATAAAACAAGCACATGCAGCGGCTATAGAATCTTATATAGAAGATTATGTAGGAAGGATTGGTGAAAATCATGGAAGTATGTTTTTTCAAAAAACTTTAGAAGATTGGGCTCGTTTTGATATTTCAAGAAGAACCGCTCATGATGCTTCAATAAGTAGCGGGTTAGCTATAATGGCCTGTAGAAAACATTTATATCGCCCACGCGGTGAAAGAAAAATAAAAACAATTGAATTTGGATTTTCTAAATATAGAAATGAAGGGTCTAGAAGTCAGTTAATAAAATAAATATGGCAATAACAAAAGGGGGTATCCCTACTCAATTCCCGAGTCAAGCTGTCTCAGATTTAGAAAAAATGACCCCAGAATATGGGTTATCTGTAGCACGTGCTATTCAACAAGAATGGTTTAATAAAGACAGTAATTACGGACTTTATTATCAAACACGAGAACAGTTTCATCAATTAAGATTATATGCTAGGGGTGAACAGAGCATCCGTAAGTATAAAGATGAATTTGCTATTAATGGTGATTTATCATATCTTAATTTAGATTGGAAACCTGTTCCTATCATACCTAAGTTTATTGATATTGTGGTTAATGGAATGCAAGATAGACTTTTTAATATAAAAGCATTTGCGCAGGATCCTCTTTCTAATGGTAAAAGAACTAAATTTGTTAATGATATACAACGTGATATTAATGGTAAAGAGTTATTAGGGCAGTTAGAGGCTCAAGTAGGTATTGATGCTAGAAATGTAAAATCTGATGATGTTCCTGAAACTACCGAGGAATTAGAGCTTTATATGCAGTTAGAATATAAGCAAGGCATTGAAATTGCTGAAGAACAAGCAATTAGTAATATTTTCTTAACTAATAAATATCCTGAATTAAAGAAACGCGTTGATTATGATTTAGCAGTTTTAGGAATTGGGGCAGTAAAAAATACATTTAATAATACTGATGGGATAAAATTAGATTATGTAGATCCCGCTAATTTAGTTTGGTCTTATACTGAAGACCCTAATTTTAGAGATTGTTATTATTTTGGGGAAGTAAAAAGAATAAAATTAAATGAATTACATAAACAATTTCCTGAGGTCACAGATGAACAACTACAGGAAATGGCGGATAAAGGCTCTAATTGGGTTAACTATAATACATTTGAAAATGGTAGATTAAATGAAATAGATAACAAAAATACAGCTACTGTTTTATATTTTAATTGGAAAACTTGGGAGAATAATGTTTATAAAATAAAAGAAATTTCTTCAGGGGCAGAAAAAGCTATTGAAAAGGATGATACTTTTAATCCTCCAAAAGATAAAAGAACTAGATTTGACAGAGTTGCTCAAGCGGTTGAAGTAGTATATGAAGGGGTTTTAGTTTTAGGAACAGATATTTTATTAAAATGGAAAAAGGCTGAAAATATGATTAGGCCTAAATCTAATACTAATAAAGTATTAATGAATTACATTGTTAGTGCCCCTAGAATTTATAAAGGAGTAGTTACATCTTTGGTTTCTAAAATGATGCCTTATGCAGATTTAGTTCAATTAACTCATTTAAAATTGCAACAAGCAATACAAAGAATGACACCTTCTGGGGTTTATCTAGATGCTGATGGAATTGCCGAGGTAGATTTAGGTAATGGCACAAATTATAATGCCCAAGAAGCCTTAAATATGTATTTTCAAACTGGATCTATTATTGGTAGATCTTTAACTGTTGATGGTGATGGTAATCCAGGAAGGGTGCCAATTCAAGAATTACCAGGTGGTGGAGGTCAACAAATTCAAATTTTAATTGGAGCTTATAATAATTATCTCCAAATGATAAGAGATATAACGGGTTTAAATGAAGCAAGAGATGGCTCAGATCCTGATCCAAATTCATTAGTGGGTGTCCAAAAATTAGCAGCAGCTAATAGTAATACTGCTACTAGACATATTTTACATTCTAGTATGTATATTACTTTAACCTTAGCTGAGGCAATATGTTTAAGATTTAAAGATGTATTAAATTTTCACCCTACAAAAGAGGCTTTTATAGGGGCTTTAGGAAAATTCTCGGTTGGTTCGTTAGAAGAAATGAAAGATTTACATCTTCATGATTTCGGTATATTTTTAGAGTTGGAGCCTGATGAAGAAGAAAAAGCTTTATTAGAAACTAATATTCAAATGGCTCTTTCAAAAGATAGCATTTATTTAGAAGATGCTATTGATATAAGGGAAATACCTAATATAAAATTAGCCAATCAATTATTAAAAGTAAGACGATTAAGAAAACAAGCTGTAGACCAACAGCAAGCAGAAGCAGCGGCTGCAGCCCAAGCAGAGGCACAAGGGCAAGCCCAAATACAAGTGGAACAAGCAAAAGCTCAAGCTGAACAAGTTAAAACAGAATCTAAAATTCAATATAGACGAGCAGATATTGAATTTGAAATTAAAAAATTAGAAATAGAAGCTCAAACTAAAAAAGAATTAATGCAAAGAGAATTTGAGTTAAATGTTGAATTAAAAAAGTTAGAATTTCAAGCTCAACAACAAATGATGCAAACTAATAATCAAAGTTTACTTGAAAGAGAAACTGTAAAAGAAGATAATGCTAATCAGCGAGAAGCTATGAAAGTAGCCGCTACTGATAAAAGTTTTGCAGGACCACCTAAAAGCGGGAAACCTCTTAAATCATTTGAATCTAAAGGTAATGATGTACTAGGTGGTATTGATTTATCCAGGTTTGACCCAAAATACAATTATTTAAATTTATTTTATTATATATTATGGAAAACGAAGAAAAAATTGAAGTTAAAGTAGTGGAAGAAACTACACCAGAACCAACTACTAAACAAGATAAAGAAGCTGCAGTTTTAAACGAAGCTGTAGAATCAGGAGAAGTTGCTCCTGAATATGGTTTACAAGATGATGGTGTTTACAAAATTAATGTAGATAAACCACCAAATCAACCTAAAGAAGTTAAATCTAAAGAAGAATCTAAACCTAAAGAAGATGCCATTCAGGAGCGAAAAACAGAGGAAATTTCTGTGGATGAATTACCCAGAGATAGCCAAAAAGTGGAGCAAAACATACGGGAGCAGGATAGTAAAGAAGAAAAAGAAACCGTTGAAAACAAGGAAGAAGTATTAACTGAACCCCATGAATCTCCTTTAGAATTAATACCTGAGGAAAAAGAAGAAACTAAAGTAGATAAAAAAGTTGAAGAACCATCTCCGGTTCAAAAACAAGAAAAAGTACAAGAAGAAACTCCCCAAAGGGAGTTACCTGAAAACGTAGATAAACTAGTTAAATTTATGGATGAAACGGGAGGTACCGTGGAAGACTATATAAATCTTAACAGGGACATGTCTAAGTACGATAATACAACATTACTAAGAGAGTACTATAAAACTAGTAAGCCTCACTTAGATTCTGAAGATATTGATTTTTTACTCAATAAGAACTTCGGATACGATAAAGAAGGAGATGATCCTTCTGAAATTAAAGCTAAGCAATTAGCTTTTAAAGAGGAATTGTTTAATGCCCAAAATTTCTTTAAAGATAGTAAGGAAAAATATTATGCTGATCTTAAGTTAAGAAAAAGTGAAGATATTGCTCCCGAATATAAAGAGGCAATGGAATATTATAACAATCATAAGCAATTAACAGACGAAGGGCAGAAATTACAAAAAGATTTCTTATCTAAAACCGATAAAGTTTTTTCTGATGAGTTCAAAGGTTTTGATTTTAAGGTTGGAAAAAACAAATACAGATTTAAAGTAGATAACCCTTCTAAAATAAAAGAATTTCAATCAGATATAAAGAATTTTGCTAATTTATATATGGATGACAAAGGAACTATTAATAATCCTTCTGGTTATCATAAAGCTCTTTTTGCAGGCCGAAATGCAGATAAAATTGCAAATCATTTCTATGAGCAAGGCCGTGCCGATGCTATAAAAGAATCTGCTAAAAAAGCTAACAATATAAATATGGAACCCCGAAATGATAACTCTCAAGTTATGACAAAAGGCGGACAACAAATTAGAGTTATATCTGGTGACTCATCTGATAAATTGCGAATTAAATGGAAATAAATAAATTAATAACTTAAAATCAAACAATTATGGCT